CTTTGCCCTTTGGCTCTACTTCTACAATTTGCCCTGCGATCAGGCTAGCCAAGAATTGCTTTGATCGTTGTCCGTAGTCTTGCTTTTTCTCTGGAGCGTCAATGCCGAAAAGCCTTACTTTGATTTTTTGCTTATTTTGTAATACCGTGATCGTGTCGCCGTCGTGGATAGATACGACCTTGCCGACAAAGGCAAAGAGCGACGCATACAGTATTGCTAGTAATAAAATGCTTTTCATTTCTTTTCAATTCTTTTAATTTAATTTAATTTAAGATGGTAAAACTTCAAAATCGTTTTAGAAATTTTATAGTATAATTCTATCAAGATAACTCGTGATGGATTAGCGCTGCGGTCTTGGTAACAAGGTAGGCCTTGGCTTAGTATTCCGCATGCCCCTGGGGTTATCTATTTTGTTTTAGATTCTTTACGAAGCTACCAGGGCGCTTAACTATCTCATCCATAATAAATTCCACAAATTGCTCGGAATAGGTATAGTGTTCTTGTCTTCCTATCACGTGTTTGTATGCAAATTTTTTATTTTCCTTGACGTTATAAAAATTTATCACTAAATTTAAGACGAATTTATTAAATCCTTTTTGATAGTCTAGCACTATCTTTTTATTTTTTAGCCTTGTTCCAACCGCCTCTATAACATTATCATACGAATATTTGTGCGTATTGTACGGGTCTTTAAGCTCTTTGGCGATAACTATTTTGGAACTTGAATTTTTGTCTATACTGACCGAAAAATCAGCCTCTTTTTGATGCTTTGTTATGTATAATTTTTGTTCTAGGCGCATAACAAACCCGTCCGATTTTATTTCATTGCTAAGCACTTCTATACTGTTTGCTTGCTCTATCAGTTTTTGGGCGACTTCAGGCGAATATTTTAGCTTGATCTCCTCATTGCTAAGCGGCTTGTAGTTAAAAGACAAAACCAAAAAGTTATCCGCCAAATAATCGGTTATATTTACACTATGGAATTTACTTATTTCATTGACGTAATTTAGCACGCAAGCTTGAAATAGCGGAACGTATTTTGCTTCATAGTCCTCGTTTATAAAATGCGTGCTGGTATTTCTTAGCTGTATAATCTGTTCTAAATTTTTCCTTTTCCCAGTATTTTTATCTGTATAAACCCTGCTGATAGCATCGTTTAGCGAAATACTCCTATTCGTATCTTTGTAATAAATACTCTCGCCCCTCTTTAAAAGGAGGGATTTTAACATTAATTCCCAAGCATTGCAGATAAAAAAGCTAAAGCCCTCGACGCGGTATTTTATCGTCGGTTTGTTATAAATCTCTAGCGCTAATAGAAACGCCTCTATACTCTTTTCTACTAGCTGATTACCTTGATCTACCATTTTGTCCTCTTCCCTAAAATCTCTTTGAATTTATGGAGTAGCTACCGACTACGCGAGGGCTATCTTATGCCCTGATCGTCGAATACTAGCCCCTTATAAAACTTTATTTTTATGTTAATATCATTTGTTGTTTTATTCTTTTACTCCCTCACCCCTGTAATTTCGTTTTTGCGCCGTTAACCAAATTTTTCATCCATAATTTTTTCTGCATCATAATAGCTAAGCCTATCCTCAGAATAAAACATGTACATATCACAATATTCGTTATGATAAAATTTCCCAATTTTTGCAACTTTGATTATGGGTAGATTAAATTTGGCACAAAGGCTGTTAAAATCAAGAGAGTTGGCTGTAGCTCTATGATTTATAAAAAAATAGCCATTTTTAACCAACTCGTTATATTTGTTTTTAAATTCTTTTTCTGCCATTTTATGCCCCTTTGTGGCTACCAAAACACCCTTAT